CTTATAGTTAGACGCATCGATTCAATTGTCGACATAGGAACGAGCGTCTCCGAGGAAGCAATAAAAAAATTTCCAACCAGTTGATCAGCGTAACGTTTGTGCAAAAACTCTATGAAACCTTCAACAAAAGAGAAGAAAGCTTTGTTAGTATACCCTTCAATACGAAGTGCGTAAGCTCGAAGAAGGTGCCAGCGAACATCGTCGTATTCGGAACCCATTGCCAATGAATTCATCAACTTAGAGTACGACAATTGTGGAAGCCATAATTGTAGCTTCATATCCCAAGTGAATGTTGACGATAAGAAAGACACCTGGCTCAGGTGTCTAGGAAAATCACAAGGAGTTCTGGTTGTGACACCAATGGAGGTCCAAACTTTTGATATGAATGGAGGTGAAAAGGCCACAAAAGCGTCCGTAACTGTGTAAGTGTTGTCATCTCCGTTCAAAGCTGCGGTAACGTTGTCTAGCAAATGATTGTAGTCTGTCTCTATGTCATAGTCGTCACAAAACTGTAGCCAGGCGTACACAAATAAACGAAATAAAACCACAGTATTGTCGACAATGGTATTGACGCTGCCGGATGGGTTGCCTGTGAATTTTCTAAAAATATGACCGTCTTCCATCACCACATATGAGTTGATAATATGGTCATAAATATGCTCGAGTCGTTGTAAATTTTCAGCAGTTTGGTCGGAGTTCTGAAACATCGAGAACCGAAAATCAACCATGTCCCACAAAGCATTGGCAAAAATACTAGAGTCATACTCAGACTCATCTAACTCGTAAGCATTGTTCTCTTTTCGACCACCATCAGACAGTTTACTATACAAATTATGCCAGCCACGATAAAACTTAGAATTTCCAACGAACGACCAAGTAAGTAAACCACTGTCGTACAATTTATTATTCATGTCTAGACATAATCGATTTGAGGCGACAGTAAATTCCACAGGCGATGCTGTGAACGTTCGATGCTTCTGTAGTTTGACCTTCTCAATTTCGCGCAGCTCTCTTTTCTGAGCACAAGACCAAAGTGGCAAGCTAGAACCTGTAAGCATACCATCCCAATAGTCTGATACAGCTCGCACGTCAGGAGAAGAAAGAAATGAACGCTTACTAAAGTACTTGCGACTCCAAGGAAAGCCACACGATGAACCAAGTTCCAATTCGTTAATGACGTCTGACTCTGACAACACAGAGGAATAGCGCAT